GGCGCCGGCCAGATGCCGGTATCCATCGCGCGGCGTATGGCGGCCAGCTGCTGACGGTACTCCGCACGTCCCAGCGCCAGTTCGTCTTCGGATGCCTCCACCACGGCAACCCAGTGATAGCCCGGCTCTTTGTTAACGAATATCCAGAAGAACCGGTCAAACATGGCCACGTCGCAGTACATGGCAGCGCTGAGGTGATAGTCGCGCTCCATGATTTCGCGGTGCAGGCGATAGCGCAGATTGTCCTGCTTGACCCGCGGCAGGCTGACGGTTTTCACGTCAAAGGCAAGACGTTCGCGACCATCGTCAATTTCCAGATCGGGCCGTACGCGAACGTCCAGGCCGGTATCGTCATCGATGCCGAAATAACTTACCTCCGTCCGGCGCTGCGGGTGCTGCAGCCAGCCTGACGCGACGGGATGGATGAGCAGGGCAGACTGTATTGCGGTGGCCAGCGAATATTGCTCAGCTGTGATGAGCGTCTTACCGTTGTTCTCTTTTTCCCACTGCGCGCGCAGCTCGTCGGCAAAAATGGTGCCCGGCGTAATCTGTCGCACGATGGCTGCAAGCTCATCCTTACTGCCGCTGGTACCGAATGGCTGGGGTTTGGCACGTTCTTCAGCAGCCTTTTCAGGCGCGATTTTTTCAAGTTCAGAAAGCAGGGAGTCACGGCTTCCGGCCGTTTTGAGCGGTGCCAGCAGGCTGGCGTTGTATTCCCTGATACATGCCTTCATGGCGGTACCGGTATGCTTCTCGCCCTCTGGTATGCGCCGGAATACTTCCGGCAGGCTGGAATAGAGAAAGCCGGTTTCTTCAGCACTGCTGCCCATGGTGAAGGGTTTTGGCAACTGCTGGTTGTGTGCCTCCAGCATGGCTTTAATTTCATCCGTGCTGATTGCCGGCGCCAGAGTGGCGTTGTGCTGCTCAATGATGGCTTTCATCTCTGCCGTGGTGCTGATCGCACCTGCAGGCAGGGAGAAAGGCACCGAAAACTCTGTTGCGAAGTTTTCAGGCTCAAGCGCGAGTGTATGAACCAGTGTGCCGAGCGTAAGCGCATCGCTGGCTTCACGGGGAATGGTGCCGGTGAGGTGGCGGCCGTGGTAATACATCAGGGAGATCCGCGCATCTTTCACCATGCTGCTGCTGATGCCGTTCGCTGCGTGATAGACGTCGTTCGGGATACCCTCATAGCGTCCGTAGTCGAACACTGCAGGAAAGGCTGGCGCCGGTGCACTGGTTTCCGCTGGTTCCGGCGTTACCGCTTCCGTTTTTTTGCCCTCAGATGAGGCGTCTGGTGTCAGAAATGCTTCGATGCTGAATTTCCCGGGCACAGTTTCGACGATCTGCATACCGTTAATGTTGGCCGCCAGTTGCTCTTCGCGCGCGGTGCTGGTTGACGGATCCGCATTTTCCCGAAGAGATTCGGTTGACGGTTCTGCGTTTTCCCGAAAATTCGGTTCGACTGCAGGCGCGTTCTTGAGATTCTGGTATTCATCTTTCGTGATTTCGGTATAACCCTGGCTAAGCAGGTCATGAAGACCTTTTTCTTTATTAGCGCGCTTAACTTCTCCAGCCTCATTGCGGGCATAAAACGGACCAGCGCGCTCTGTTACAGATGGTACGCTCGCCATGCCCGACGCTGTGCCATCCGGCTTGACTGGATGCGATTCCACTGCTCCAGCCGGTTGCGCTGCATCAGCCAGTACGTGCTCTTCGCCTGTCGGGTTCTGTTGGGTTTCATTGTGCTGCTCTCCTTTTTGAGCTGGCTGGTTTCCGCAAGCGATGGCCACAATTTCCGGATCCGGGTACGCATGGTCGGTTTCGGTCAGGGTTTTATTGATGTATGTCTGTAGCGCACCGGGGGTAAGGTGAATATCATCCGGTGCGGTTTTAATGGCGTAAATAATGATGGCACGTGAAAAATCCAGAATGCCGGGTGTGGCCAGTAGCAGCTTTTCCCATACTGGAAAAGGCTCCTCTTTATGTTTGATGATTTCACGCGCCCGATTTGTCTGCGCACTGCGCAGGTCGTAGATGTTGAAGTCAGCAGCGCGGGCATGCAGCCCCAGCGCAATTTCGCGTCGCAAGCTGTCGAAATCATGCTGATGGCCTGTGCCCCGATCGGTAGGGTTACCGCCGCCTGCTTTAGAACCCGACGCAGTGCGTAGAGTGGTAACTTTATCACCGGTATCTTTGCGTGAAGCCTGACGGTATTTAAGCCATTTTTCATTGAAGGCTTTCATCTGTGGCCAGTTGTCAGCACCGTCAAAATGATTACCCAGCTCACCGATCAGCTCGAGCACCACCTCCGGATACATGGCGGCAATGCCCTTTGTGCGGATAAGCGATTCGACGATATGACCTTCCGGCGTATCCCGCTCATCATTGAGCAGCTGCAGTGCGTCTTTAAGCTGTTCGCTGTTGATCTCAGTGGTGCCATGACGCACCAGCACTGCCATTTTCTGATCAGAGGAAAGGGCGTCGTAGTTCACCGGTTTGCTGGCCAGCTCCTGGCGTTCTGCGAAAACCTGATTTTCCTCATCCCAGTAACAGGTTTTGAGAAAGTCAGTACTGAGCACGTTCATGACCGGGCGGGGAAGGCCGGGGCGGTCTTCACACAATAGCGGCTTGGCGTACTGGTGGGCGGCGTCCGGTGCAAGCTCATCGAGCATGGCCATAGCTTGGGACTTAGCAAGCCATGCCGCACGCGCTTCAACGCAGGTTGCGTATTCGGGAAGCCCGGACGCGGGATCCTCCGGGCGTAGATATATAGAAAATGTCTGCATAACGTCTCCTTATTAGGCTTTGTAAAAGGCACCAGTGGTACGCTTTAAAAAGCCCCGCTATACCGGCGGGGAAGGACTACACACAGCAAAATGGATGATGTTGTGGTGACCGGATTTGAACCGGTGACCTCCCGTACCCTGTGCCAAAGCCGGGCGCTCTTCCGCTGAGCTACACCGCAACCGCCTGAACACTGAATAATGCACACGCGGTTGCAGTGCCCCGCGAACGGGGCAGCTGTAAATCAGTGAAGCTGGCGGCCAAAAGATATAACGTGAACCTCGAACTCGACGGATGCGCGGCGGCGGTCACAGGATTGGAAATCACCTGATTTATCGTGAAGTTTGATCAGGGATTTAAGAGCGCATTTTAAGCAGCGGGTTTCAGCCAGAATTCCGTCGCTAGTGAAAGGTGTAAACACAGTTGAATTTTTGTCGTTCAGTTGAGTTTCTTCAGCGAGGAGGAAACCCATATCTGCGCCGTCACGAATAAAGTGAAGAACAGATTTCTGAGGGATTTTAATTATTGTTTCAAGCGAGGTTCCGTTAAATTCTTTCATTGGTATTTCCTTTATTTTGGTTGAGTGAATCCCTGCCGCAATGCGGCATATTTTCGGTTTTTGCTAAAATTAATTAATTAATGTTGTTTTGCGCGGCCACCAATTGCATAGAAATACAATCGCAGCGCCTCTTTCCACATAACCGGATCTTCAAGAAATTTTGCGATCGCGGCCTTACTGCGAGCGGCAATCAGTGCCTGTTGTTTTGTCATGGCGTCTCCTTCGTGAGTGTGCCGGTTACGGTTCCGGCGATGCCAATGGCACCCGGTTTGCCCTGGTGTAGGCGAAATCAAACTGGGTCTTTGTTGATTCCTTACCTATTACCTTTACCCATGATGGCGGCAACACGCTTAGTCAGTGCGGCCTGCTCTTTACGAAAATGAGTAGCCTGCTTATCCATTTCCAGCGCTTCGGCGTGGTCGATTTCTACGATAGTGCGCAGGCGGGACAACACTGCAAAATAATCGCCTTCCTCCGCTTCCAGTTCTGCCGCGCAAAACTCCACAGTAAAGCCTGTTTTTAGTGCCAGTACCTGCGCGTTGTTCATCGTCTCTTCCTTAATGTTGCCCTCACGCCGGGCCAGCGGAACGTTTTTTGAGTAACCACTGTGTGGTTGGTGAATATGATATTAGCTATGGCTAACAAAGCAGGCAAGCGAAATTTGTTAGCCAAGACTAACAAATTCGCGTTTAGGAGGTATGTTATTGTATTGGCAGATTATTTTTTTGAAGCGCGTTGACGGGCCTTTAGTAACTCTTCAAAAAGTTTGTTGAAGTTCTGAACACGAGCACGCATTTCAGATAACTGAGCATCCTGTTCGGATTCGGGTAGTGCATCGAAAAGCTCCAGTAATTCTTTCTGCCGTTCGTCGAGCACTTGTCCTGTTTCACGCGGTTCTTCCGGCTGCTGGCTATCGTCTCCAAAGAGTATCCAGGTGGGCGAGCACTGCAAAACTTTTGATAAGGCGAAGAGATTCTTCCCAGTCGGATCGCTATCGTCGCGCTCCCATTGAGAAACTGATACGTGCGATATTTTCAGGGCCTTAGCGAGTGAGCGCTGGGTAAAATCCAGTTCTTTTCTTCTAGCCCTTATTCTTTCGCCAATTGTTAGTTTTTTCATGTCCATAGTTAGCTAATGCTAAATCCAATTGACTCTGCTATTGTTAACATATAAATTGTTAGCTATGGCTAACTTGGGTGAGGGTTTTATGTACACAAAGGATGCCCTGATTTTTTTCGGGGGAAGTAAAAGTCGCTTGGCTGCAGCTGCGGGAGTTAGAACACCGTCGGTCTATAAGTGGGGTTTATTAGTTCCAGAAGCTCATGCGGCCAGGCTCCAGTCCGCATCAAATGGTGTCCTGAACTACGACACCAGCATTTATGACGCCTATCGTAACGCCAAACGGAACGGAGATCCGATTCATGAAAATCAAACACGAGCACATCCGTGAGGCTTTGCTCGCCTGGGCGAGAGCAGCTGATGGCCGCAAAGTGCCAGCGAACGCTGTAGCGGATGCATATTTTGCGCTGGGGATGTCAGGCCTGCTCTACAGCAGCGATCACCCGAATGCGCAGGGTAACAACGTGCAGAAGATCTACCGCTGGGCGGAAAGCGACTCGCTGGCCAGTCAGCGGAAGCTTCAGGCACTGCTGCCAGCGATCGAAAAAGCTATGCCGGTATTTCTGCTGGCGAGAATGCGCAGCCATTCTTCGGCAACTTGCCGTGACCTGGTGATGCGTAAGGAGCGAATCGACCGCGAAATGGAGGCCATGATCGGTGCCATTATCGCGCTGTCGGATCGCGTGGACGGTAGCGGGCCTGCCGGTAACATTCTGGTTCATTGAGGTGGCTATGAAAGAGCTGGCGGGCCTTCTGGTCACAATGTTTTTTATGGTTCTGGGCGTCGCCTTTATCGGCGGCCTCCTGTTTATTCTGCTCGACGTGGTACTTCAGCCAGCCGACAGCGACGATTCTGAGCGCAGGTTTTAAGAGGTTTTTATGGCTAATCCCTGGCTACGCCTGTGGCATGACATGCCGAACGATCCAAAGTGGCGGACCATAGCCCGGAAGTCGGGTCAGAGCATTGCGCTGGTACAGGCGGTTTATTTGCAAATGGCTGTGAATGCTTCACAGCATCCAGTAACCGATCACGCTGGTGCTACATCCTTCATGGTGACAATGAAAGATGAGGACATAGCCAGTGCGCTGGATGCTTCCGAATCTGTCATCAGGAATATCAAAGCCGCCATGCAGGGGCGCGTACTGGATGGGGATACACTCCGTCAGCGCGGCGTGTGCTGGAGGCGTCATGCGTGATTATTCGACGGTTTCCCCGCAATTCTGGTTTGACCGCACTGGAAAGAAATGGAAGGTACCAGAAATTAAAGGCCGTTTAAAAATGAAGGTGCCTTGCCATAAAGCTTTGCGTGAATTTGTTTTGCTTAGGGATGGATATAAATGCCGTCATTGCGGGTGTACTGAACGGGAGCGATTAGTCGCTGATCATATTATTTCACGCCGGAATGGTGGGATGCACCATCCAGATAATATGCAGTGCCTGTGCCATTCATGTAATTCGCGCAAAGCAAATCTGATTGATGCTAAAGGTAATCGGCATGGCTAGATATAGAAAAATTGAAGTTCAGATGTGGGGAGATAGCAAATTTCGCCGTCTGTCTGCGCTTCCGCCTTGTGGTCAAGGGCTTTGGCTGTATTTATTGACGAATGTGAATACTGGACCAATACCCGGATTATTTCGCGCGGGGAGGGCGGCCATGTCTGAGGAGCTTGGATGGTCTTTGGAAGACTTCGACAAAGCCTTTCAGGAAGTATTCCAGCAAGGGATGGTGAAAGCCGATTTTGACTCTCGTGTTGTATGGATACCCAACGCGATAAAACACAATCGGCCCGAGTCACCGAACGTGGTTATTTCGTGGGGTAAAGAGATTGATTTAATCCCTGAGTGCGCCCTCAAAGATGAGGCAATAATGATGCTCTTTAACCATATAGAACTAATTGATTCTGAATCAGATAAACCTGAAAAGCGCTCTTATTCAACTGCCTTTGAGAAAGCATTCGGAAAGGCTACGGCAAAGCCTTTCAAAAAGCCTATGCCGAATCAGGAACAGGAACAGGAACAGGAACAGGAACAAGATCAAAACACCCTGGTTCATGGCGAAAAAACCGCCAGTGAACCCGGCCCTGAATTTTCAGTAGCAGATTTCACGGACTATCCGGAAGCCGATCTGACCCAGGGGTCAGAAGCCGATTCGGACGCTGCCGGGAAATCTGCGCAGAAAAAACCTCAGCCCCACTACCCGCCAGACTTCGAGCAGGCCTGGCAGGAGTATCCACGCCGGGCAGGTGCCAATCCCAAGCGAGCGGGATTCAGCGCCTGGCGTGCCCGACGACGGGAGGGCGTCAGCCCCGATGTGATGCTGGAGGGTGTCCGGCGATACGTGAATTTTCTGCAGGCCACAGGCAAGGCAGGTACGGAGTTCGTGCAGCGGGCATCAACGTTTTTCGGGCCAGATCGAAATTTTGAAAACCCCTGGAGTTCCCCGGCAGTGGGGGGCGGAGAGCGGAGTATTCACCAGATTTCACCACCGGAAACAACGATTCCGGACGGATTCAGGGGGGCATGATGAAACAGGCATCATGGCTGCTGGCGCGGTTCAACCGGCTGGCACCGGCAGGCATCACACCGAAATTCACCACCGTGGACGAGTGGCAGGCGTGGCAGCAGGCGGAAGGCCGTAAGCACTGCGAGGCGCTCGAGACGCAGAATCGCCAGGCGCGGTCGTCGAAGCTGCTGGGGCGTTCCGGCATACGCCAGCTGCACCAGCGCTGCACGTTTTCGAACTACCAGGTTACGAACGATGCTCAGCGAAAGGCTTACAGCGAGGCAAAATCCTGGCTGGCCAACTCCGGTACCAGCGCCGGTGGTTTCGTGTTCAGTGGCACGCCGGGTACCGGTAAAAATCACCTTGCTGCAGCGATTGGCAACCAGCTGATTGCCGATGGCAAAACGGTACTGATCGTGACGGTGGCGGACCTGATGACGCAGCTCAGGGCGTGCTATGACGGCAGCATGTCCGAAGCCGCGTTTCTCGATGGCCTTTGCGACGTTGACCTGCTCGTCATCGATGAGGTTGGCGTGCAGCGGGACACGCAGAACGAACGCATCATCCTGAACCAGATTATTGATCGGCGTACGTCGTCGCTGCGCCCGGTGGGGATACTGACGAATCTGAATCATGCGTCGCTGACGCAGCTGCTGGGTGAGCGGGTGATGGACCGGCTGAAAATGAACGACAGCACCTGGGTAAATTTTACCTGGGGAAGTTTCAGATCGCAGGTGCATAACCGTCTTCACGGCAAAAATTCTTAACCAACAGGAGAAACACACTGTGGGAAAACTGACAAAAATCACCGGCGCTGAGCTGGCAAAAATCATCCTCGGCAAAACGCTGACGGTACCGGATATGCACGCACTGCTGCGCAAAGCACATCCGGAATACGATCCGGAAAGTCTCTGGGTAGCGCTTAAGACCCTGGAGGGCTCACCCAACTGCCGCATGGATACCTCACGTCGTGGTCAGTACCGGGCCTACTGTCTGCGCTGCGTCAGCGACAGATTTTATGAGCGGTCCGCCGCTGTAACAGGACGCAGCGCTGAGGGTAAGTCACGGATGCCGATCCGCTTTAGCGAAGCCGAACTGGCTTACATCACGCGTTTTAACGAATTCGACCGGCTGCTGCGTGCAGCACGGGCACACTAATCTGAAGGAAACTATCTCATGGAAAAACTGACTGATATTCTGGTAAGAACCGGCAAAGCCACAGCGCGTGAGCTTGCGGCCATCATGAAAATTGATGCTCCTGATGCCCTGAACATGCTTCGGGAACTGCAGGAGGAGGGCGCTGTTTACAGAGACGGTGCGCACTGGAGCCTGCCAGCGGAGCCGGGATCATTACCAGATGAGCCGCAATCTTTACCAGTTTTACCAGTCCGGCAGGAAAATTTACCAGTTAAGCCGGAAATCTTACCAGTTGCGGTTGTATCAGCGCGGGATGGGGTGGCAGCCTCTGAACCAGCACCAGCACCAGCACCAGCACCAGCACCAGCACCAGCACCAGCACCAGCACCAGCACCAGCACCAGCACCACTGAAGGTTGTCTGGTCAGCACCGGAGGATGTGGAGGAGTTCCCTACCATGAGCTGGATCCGGCGACAGAAGCAGCAGGTTAAAAATGAGCTGCGCTGGCTGGAATCCCTCGAGGCACTCAGGCGTCAGATTAACCGAAAAAAGGCCGCTGTAGCGTATTTCAGGGAGCGAGTGTGATCGCCTGGGCGCTGCTGAAGACAGCGGGCTTTCCGCGAGCATAATGTTTCGATATTGAATAATCGCAATCTGACCCTATCACACAGTGCATGGAGGTATCGAAATGCTACATGGGATCGTGATTTTATCTTTTCTTGTAGCGGTTATAGTCTTCGCATTCTTTATGATGCGTCATATTAAAAACTGAAGGAAGCCTATGTCCGAACTGGATGATTTTCAGGCGCTGACAGTGCGCCAGTTCCTGGAAGAAAACTGGGATCAGTTTATCGCTCACTGCCATGTTGATTATGCAGATGGTGAAGAGCTGGCAGAGGAAATCTTTGAAGCACTGGGCGGGGAGTCGTAACGCAGTGTCTTCAGTAATAAAGTGAGATATAGTCGCTGCGGGTGCTTGAGGCTTTCTGCCTTAAGCACTTGCCGACGGCAGAAAGAGAAAAGCCCCGAGTGATATAAATCAACCCGATGCCTACTCTTAATGCGTGACAACATAAAGGTAGCCTCTTACGCGCCGAAAGGCAAGGAGAAGCAACCATGAAGCAGCAAGCGGCGATCGTGATCGCCACCCTCGCTATAGGGGCGGCTCTGGCCGCCATACTGGTGATGAGAAAGACCTCTGTGAGGTCCGAATCCGAACCGGCCACACGGAGGTTGCTGTCTTCATGGATTACGAATCTAAGTAAGAGCAACCGGCGGGGAGCGAAATCCTCGCCAACTCTTTGCGTTGTTGCGGCTGGCCTCAATGCACCCAATCCTGTCACTGGTCCGATATGGGAATTCCCATATCGCTTAGCCACATCATTTTTTTGTCAGAGAGAACTTCAGGGTTCTGCAGAATTCAGTCAGTAACTTTCGCATCCCTCAGGCATCCAGCTCAGATCCAGATAATCGCTGCTTTCCGCCAGATCACCTCGTCGGATAACAATATTTACAGGCGATACGCCGATTGCTGAGCAGATCAGATCCCGCTCCTCGAGCGATACCGGAGTTCGGCCAGTCAGCATGTTACGTAATCTGTTGAGGGGAATTCCTGATTTATTTGCAATTTCTCCATAAGATATCTGAATGCGATGAATTTCGTCTTTAATAATTGCGATAGCTGGGTGCATGGTGAATCTCCGGTGTTATAAACTATCTGGTCAGACCAGATTTTATGCTTGTAATGTATTACATCTGTTTAACCCTTGTTTAGCAAAAGCATTGTGATTATTACAACCGTTATCGTTGCTTGATTCAGGTCAATTTACAAATTCAGAGAAAGCGCTTAAAAAATGCACCTACCTCTAATGGGGTAGGCGTGATTTCGCGGGATTTTCATTTTTGCACGGATGCAGGCCTGAGGAAGTCAGGACGATTTTCCTCAGAGCATAACTCTGAGGTAATAATGAATTTTGTATCGGCTGCTAAAATATCTGGCGAGGTGAGTTGTGTTTATTCCTGATCACCTTATCCCTGAAATCAATGAAAGCACCCGGCCAGTTATCATTTATAGAAATGAGGATGGTAGCTTTGCTTGGGGATTCGTACTGAGAAATGATGAGTTCGTTGCCAGCCTGAAAATGATCAAGACGACATCAGAAAGAGCGGGCATTCAGGTCCTGGACGCAGGCGAATAGCCTCTTTATAATACACACCGGGTCTGAACAGCCCGAGTAACCACTGTGCCACCGGAGAGACCTGATGGCACAGTTACACCTTGTAAAATCCGCACCACAGACTCTGACTCCGGCCACGCCCGAAGCCAGCGATTTCGTGCGCCGCCTGAAACCCGGCGTTATGCTTAACTGCGACGTTCGCCAGGCACGCAATTACCGTTTCCACAAACTCCTCTTCTCTCTCCTGAATCTGGGCTTTCAATACTGGACCCCGATCGCTGGTGCAGTCAGCGAATCCGAGAAACGGCTTCTGCGCGGCTACGTCGATTACCTGATATCGATGACCGGCCAACAGAATATTCTTGATGAAACGCTGGATGTCTGGCTTGCGCGCGCCGGGCACCAGCGCGCTGAAGGTGTGGTGCTGGTTAAATCCTTTGAGGCGTACCGCAAATGGGCGGTTATGACATCTGGCTTTTATGACGAATTTATCCTCCCTGATGGCACCGTTCGCCGCGAGGCGCGATCCATTTCATTCGCCAGCATGTCAGAAGAGGAGTTCCGCGAAGTCTATAAAGCTGTTCTCAACGTTCTGTGGCTGTACATCCTAAATCGCCCATTCAGTTCGCCTCTGGAAGCAGAAAACGCTGCGGCTCAGCTTTGGGAGTATGCAGCATGAAAAAACACTCCTGCATCTTCTGCGGCGCGCAGGCAACGCTGCTCTGCGATGGCCATCTGGGTTATCCGCCGAGCTCGCATCAGCCGGAATGCATATCACCATTCGAACCCTACACCTGTGATGCGCCCATGTGCCGCCAGTGCGCGACCCTCAAAAGCACGATGCACATCTGTCGGCGTCGCGGCGGCTGCGTCGTTGAAACTGTGGATCACTGCCCGGCCTGCGTGGCGAATCTGCCGGAGCACAACCGGCGGATCATTCATTCTCCGGAACAGGCCGCCACTATCCGCGCGGCGCACTGGGTTAGCAACCCGACCGACTTTCAAAAATGGGATCGCCTGATCACCGGCGGGGGCCAGCAATGTCTCGATCTGTGACCAAAGAAGAACGTAATCACCTGCAGCGCGTAGCCGACCTCGGCTGCATCGTCTGCCGGCAACAGTTTGACGTCTTCAGCCCTGCCGAAGTCCACCACCTGCGCGCTGGCTGCGGAACGGGTCAGCGAGTAAGCCATTACCGTACAATTCCTCTTTGTCCTCCCCATCACCGCACCGGCGGATACGGCGTGGCCATTCATGCCGGGCAGAAGATGTGGGAAGAAATTTACTGTACGGAAGAAAGCCTGCTGACACAGGTCGAAAATTTACTTAGCGGAGATTATTTATGATTTATCCATCAACTACCGGTAAAGCCGATGGTAACGAAATTCGCCTCCGCACACTCGAAAGCATCTGGATACAGGGAAAACTCAGAATGTGGGGGCGCTGGTCTCACATTGGCGGCGGTGCGTGCGGCAATATGTTCAACCAGCTTCTGGCGAGCGAAAAAATCACCAAAACGGCGATTAAAGAAGCGATACGCAGGTTGAAAAAGTCGGGAGTCAAACAGGCCGAACTTGAGGAGTTCTTCAGAGAAATGATGACCGCACAGCAGAAAAGCAACCTCGCTTTCTGCACAGATAGCGAGGCGCTGCTGATCGATAAGGTTGTGAGCCAAACACTGGTTGAACATCCAGGGCTGATTAATATTCTGCACCAGCGATATAAAGGCCGGGGGATGAGTAAGCGCAAAATGGCGGAGAAGCTAAATGATGTGCATCCGGAATGGTGCCTGAGAACCTGCGAAAGCCGGGTAGAAGTATGGCTGAATCTAGCAGAAGCCATACTTTATCGCCCGATGTGTGATGCATTCGAGCGAAGCCCCAAGAGGTTCGCCACCTAACTGTAATTAGTTAGACGTGTTGTAGGATGGGGAAGGGGATGGGGGCAGCAGAATCATAAGTCCGGTAAAAGCGCTTGTTCTCAACACCACTTAGCTTTGAGCGCAAGCGCAAGAGTACGAACAGGCATATGTCAAACGAAAAACAAGCGGAATAAGCATTGTAAAATGCTTATCAACTTCATATGATGTTCGGTTAGATTGTAATTATACGTGATGTAATGGAAAGCATAAAATGAAAGCAATTGATCTCTTTTGCGGGGCTGGAGGTTTAACGGTCGGTCTGAAAATGGCTGGGTTTGATGTCATTTCAGCAATCGAAAAAGAAGCCATTGTATCTAAAACTTATAATTTGAACCATCCAGACGTTAACATCATAACTGGGGATATAAAAAAAATATCTCCGTCTGAATTGATGGGTTCTTTGAATATTAAGCAGGGAGAGCTAGACTTGATGGCGGGCTGCCCTCCATGCCAAGGCTTCTCCTCATTAAGAACAAAAAATAAAACGGCAGCAGCATTTGATGATAGAAATGAACTTATCTTTAATTTCCTTGAGTTTATTGAAGTGTTCTTGCCAAAAGTAGTGATGGTTGAAAATGTACCCGCATTGGCATCGGATGAGCGTATAAAGATATTTACCAGTAAATTGGAAAAATTAGGCTACCATATCGATGGTAACTCAATTGTAATTGAAGATGCTAGCAAATTTGGAGTGCCACAAAGGCGTAAGCGGATGGTACTTCTGTCTTCGCGGTACGGAGAGATCCCTCGAGCTGAAAAAAAATTCAGTTTAACAACCGTACGCGATGCTATAGGCCATTTAACTCAGCCTAAAAATAGTAATGACCCGCTTCACAATATTGAGGAGAAAAGGACTGAGAAGGTTAAAAAAATTATAAGTCTTATTCCTAAAGATGGAGGTAGTCGTGCTCAGCTACCTTATGAATATTGGTTGCCATGTCATAAAAGATATCCAAATGGTTTTCGTGATGTATACGGCCGTATGAAGTGGGATGATGTGGCTCCAACCATTACGAGCGGTTGTACTAATCCTTCAAAGGGACGTTTTTTACATCCTGAGCAAGATAGAGCAATTACACTTCGCGAAGCGGCCTTGCTACAAACTTTCCCAATAGATTATTATTTCCCCATAGAGTTTGGTAGAGAAAAAGCTGCATTGATGATTGGGAACGCATTACCTCCCGAGTTTATTAAACGGCATGCTGAGCTTATCATGGAACACATAGCAAAAAATGAGGAAAATTATGGATAATAAATTATATTTAAATTTCCACGGTAGAATAATTGATCATCTAGGAATACAGATGTATCAAAGCCCTACTGCTGCGATAGCTGAAATGGTTTCAAATGCTTGGGATGCTGATGCCACTGAAGTTAATATTAGTCTTCCAACACACGAAAACAGAACTATCGTTATAAAAGATAACGGTGTTGGAATGACGTTTGAAGAATGTCAAAAAAAGTTTCTTACGGTTGGGTTTGATAAAAGGAAAGATAATCCTGTCGCCAAATCTCAGATTTTTAAAAGAGACCTTATGGGGAGAAAAGGAATCGGCAAATTCGCTGGTTTTGGCATCTCTCAAGTGATTGAAATTTGTACGGTAAGTAAAGATACGGGAGAAAGAACTAATTTCACTTTAGATTTAAATAAAATTCGCTCTTCGGATGATTATGTTAAAACCGAAAGCATGGCTATTGATGTAACTCACCATACTTCCCCTGATGAATCAGAAAAATTAAATCATGGGACAACAATAACACTCAAGGCACTAAAAATTAGTCGATTGTTAAGTGAATCATCTTTTTCAACTTCTATGGCTAGGCGATTTGCAATCAATTCTGGTGGCGATGACTTTCTGGTTAAAATAAACGACAATCCTATGCCAGTGGAGGATTTTTTCGCTACAGCGGAATATAGTTTTCCAAAAGATTATGAAGCAAATGAAAAACCTGACTCACTTACCGAAATTGATAATCTTGGTTACGGCAAAGAAATTGTTGACGGCTTCGAGATAAAATGGCGCGTATTCTTCCTTAAAGAAACAATTAAGGATGACGAGTTACAAGGCATTTCGATTTATGCTCATAAAAAATTAGCTCAAAGACCTTTTATGTTCAACTTGACTGGCGGATTGCCAAGCCAAAATGGTCCAGAATATATGACAGGATCTGTAATTGCTGATTATTTAGATGAATTCAGCGATGATGTTATTTCTACTGAGCGACAAAGACTGAACTGGACTAGCCACCACCTTGCTAAGCTGGAAGAATGGGGGCAGAAAAGAGTTCGCGAACTACTAAAAGTTTGGAAAGAGAGAAGAGCAGAAGAAAAAACGAGGTTAATTGAAAGTAAAATTGACGATTTTAGAAATAGACTAGATAAATTAGGCTTAGAGAAAAAAACAGTAATAATGGCTCTAAAGCGTATTGCATCTATTCAACAGATCGGTGCGGAGCAATTTAGGCATATAGGCAACTCCATTCTCACTGCGTGGGAAGGCGGCAGACTTAAAGAACTTATCAGGAACGTTGCTTCTGTTCCTGATATGGATGAAACAAAATTGCTTGAGATACTAATTGAAGCAAATACTATTCAAGCTTTACATACTGCAGAATCAGTCAAAGCTAAATTAGATACAATAAGTGGTCTTGAGGCTAGGATACGCACTAAAGAGTTGGAAAATGCCGTTCGTGATTACATTGCGAAAAATCCTTGGTTAATCGCTCCCAAATGGGAGACTTATGCTATCGAAAGAAATGTTCAACACATAGCAAAAGAAGCTGCTATAGAATCAGATATTGAACATGATGCAGATTTTAAAGGGCGAGTAGATTTAGTGCTTTCAAGTGGAGAGCATCTGCTTGTGCTTGAATTTATGCGACCTGGCTTAAAAATTGATAAAGATCACATTAATCGTTTCGAAGAATATGTTAACACCTTTAGAGTCTACTTAGCCTCTGCAACAGGCAGCCCATTTAAGCGTGTTTCAGGTTATTTAGTCGCTGATGATTTTCTAAAGAGAAGTGCTACTTTAAATATCAAACTAAAAACTTTGAAAGACCAAGAAATGTACACATTAACTTGGGAAGATCTCTTATCGGATGCGAAGCGACAGTGGCGTGAATTCTTAGAACACTTATCAACTCGTGCTCCAGGAGACCTACGTATGAAGGAGTTGTTATCTACAACCACCATACAAGCAGCGGATGCTTCAGAAACGACCCAATAAATTTTCTTTTCTGTCAACCCGCCTTAGCGGGTTTTTTTTCAGAACTGGAAATAGCTAAATAACTAGAGGTTGATTTTAATGTGCATCAAGTTATTAAAATGTAACAGGCATGCAAATTAAGCGAATGGCGCTTGCCCGGTTGATGGAACTGAAATAATACTTGCAGTTTTGCGTAAAAACCTGTTCAATTCGCATATGCTCCGCAAAGCTGTACCGCGAGGCGACAGACCAGACATTAAGAACCCGCCACCGTGCGGGTTTTTGCGTTTTGATACTATAGAAAAGCGCCCTTCATGATGCCGGAGCCAGCGGGTTATTCGCGGCAGGCATTGGATGCAAGGGAATGTGTTTCTCTGTAGTTTTCATGACGGTTGAATTAGCGTTTAGATGAGAATAGTTATCATCATTCTGCTGCGGTGAATCCCCCTGTGCGGCGGGGCGAAGTCAGGTCAGTAGCGTTTAATGCGAAGGCTGTAAACGTAATTGCTCGGTAATGCAGGTCAGGTTCTGGCTTTTCTGATCTACCGGGAGGCACCCGGCGCCGCAGCTCTCTCCTGTAGTGACATTATAAGCAGCCATAGGCTCACCTCGCGGTGGGCCTTTTTTTATTGAGTTCTAATATCGGGGTACAGGCAATGCAGAAGCACAGACCACAATTTCGAATACCCGCCGCCGAAGAGATTGAGGCGGTTGTATGCCGGTTAAAGCAGATGTACAGAGGGAAAAGTATTGCTGAAAATGATTTGGCTCAATTCCTTGAAGAAATTAAGGGAGAAATGGCAAAGATAAACGTTGTATGCCTCCTCCCCCTTGAAACATATGAAGACTAGAAGCAATCAAGGATTTTATTTAAGGCCTTGACAGACAAGGGCGAACCACTTGAGTGATCATTCACTTCTTCGTAAATATTCAGCATTTTCTGATAAGTTGGAACCATACGACGATGCGAGTTTAAAGGCTTACCATTTAGCTCAATATACCTTTCCATTTTGAATAGCATTGAAATTATGCTTCGGTATATACCTTCGTTATTTCCATCAAATCCTGGGAACGGTATTGGGTTTTTATCATCATCCTTTACCCCGCAAAGGTTTTTGATAGACTCCTTCTCTTGCGCTGATAATTGTTTGAAGGAATAATTGATATTCTCATACATATCAAGAATGTCACACACAAAAGTAACCTTCTCTCGGGATACCGGTTCCTCAAAATCAAAATGATGATGATCGGTAATCGCCCATGTATTATTAGTTTCAATTGCATAGGCAATGACATTTGAATTCATGCCGTCATCAATATTAAGTTTCTGATGGATATCACATAGCAATTTCAAGATTAATTTTTGCTCAGGTGTGAACTTCATAACTTGATTTTCGTCTTTCATTTTTAGATTCCTTATTGTTTGTGTGGTTTTGGCGATTGCACGATAGCAGATTGAGGAATGCGCAGCCAGACGCTATCTGGCACCTATAACTAAAGCCACGACCAGCACCTTATCGCGCATCCTGCGCACGGCTGTCGCGTGGCTTTTTCTTTTCCGGAGTAATAAATGTGGCCGAGCCTGTAACCGGCACCGGCGTTGCCACGGCAGCGGTAACCGGCGTCACCCTCGTGAGTTTGTTTGGCCCGCTTGACGGCCCGACCGTTATTGGTGCGTTCGCCGGGGCGGCTATTTTTGTGGCCTCAGCCAGTGATTTCAGTCTCTGCTGGCGCCTGTTTCTCGGGGCGCTGTCATTTGCAGCAGGCCTGGTCGCTGCACCCTTTACCGCCAGCCTGATTGAGTCGGTGACGCCCCGCAACACGGCGGTGGATATGCCCATAGGTGCACTGGTGGCATCTGCGGCAGTGGTCCGCATCCTGATGGGTATCAGCAGCAAAGACGGGCCGTCGCTGCTGTCACGCTTTCGCGGAGGTGGCTGATGACATACGAAACCTTTCTGCTGAACGCTAACGCCATCATCTGCGGCATCACGGCAACGCGGCTGCTGACGTTCCGGCGCGGCAGGTCACCGCATAACCGCCTGATGGGCTGGCTGGCATCGATAGCTGATGGTCCAGGTAATGGTTACACAGGCGGAGGCGGAACGATGCAAACCGTTCCTGCCGGATGTGTTGTCATTGGTGGCACTAACAACCACACCTCCAATCTGGCGGGGCTGGGTTTTTTCTATCGCCCTCTCATGATGGCAGTAAACGGGCAGTGGGTCACGATTGGCCAGGATTAGAAAAGAGATATTTATATGCAAATAATGAAGAACTTAATACGTTATAAACCCGAAGTCATTCCTGACGGCTATCCTGAATCAACTCTATTCCTGAAAGATGATCAGGGCCGGGACTGGTACGAGTCACAAAAGGAATTCCAGAGTAATACGCTGAAAATAGTATTTAACAGCAACGGAGTAATTGTCTCGATGAGTAAGGACGTTTCTTCACTCTGGCCTTTAGGCAATTCAGTTGCAGAAGTCGCTGCTGCTGATGTGCCTGACGGAATTGATATCAGCGGCAACTGGATGTATGACGGCAAAAACATTGTGCCGCGCACATATACCGCTGAAGAGTGGGAGGCGAAAGCCGAGGCACAGCGTCAGAACCTGCTTTCAGCAGCAAATGCCGCCACCGCTGACTGGCGCACAGAGCTGCAACTGGATGTTATCAGCGAGGATGATAAAGCCAGCTTGGTTAAGTGGATGGCGTATATCAAAGCGCTAAAAGCACTGGACCTCAATAGCGTAAGCGATGAGGCTGGATATAGTGCAATAGTCTGGCCGGAGAAGCCGATAACGATGAAGTTTTAGGATAATTTTTTAACTTTAAGGAAAGGACGAACCAGTGTTGTCCAAATGCAACGCATCATTTTGACTTTTAATGGACGGTGTTTCTTGATTTCTTTCCATAAGGCTATTTTCTTTTCATCAAGCCACTTGGAGCCGTTATCGTAGATTTGAATGGTTGAGGTTTCAGAGTGCGCTGATCTTCTTATCACTGGCGGTATGACCGCTTCAATGTTGCAAATAGAATATTCTCTGAGTGTCTGCCATCTATCTGCTACCATCCAGACCGGATAAAGAAATTCGATAAGCTTTGTTGCTGCGCTGTGATTAATTATATAACCATGCGAACGGGAAGCCTCAAGGACATCATATAAATTACGTCCTTTACTTATTAAGCTAAACGTTGGTTTATCAATGTATTGTGAGGTTTCAGTAAGAAGAGTGACTGTAGGGGACTGAATGTTCCTTTTTTCAACTTCTGACATAACAACAACACTTTCGCAATTTAGAAGCGCGTCGTCCTCCAAAATAAGTGCCATCGGTATAGCGTCAGCGACTATTCTTCTGTAGATATTGATATGGCTAAGCGCACAGCCTACTTCACCGCAGCTTAACGCATAGTTGAGTGGCCTAGTTTCTCTCATAATATCAGTGTAAGAGAGCTGCGAGCCATCAACTGCTTCTACTATTTCATAGTCGAGATTGAGGAGAGAGAGCTGTTGCTCCATGGAGGCCCGACGCTCGGTTGATCGCGCCAGATTGATGACGAATACCTTCATCACAAGTAATCCTTTATATGCAGGGAGGTTATTGATCGAAAAAATAAGGCTGCCATAAATACGCGCTTTCAGGGATTAAAGGCAGCCACTGAGGCAGAGGACAAACAGGAAAGACCTCGAAACGCCTACACAACATCACGATACAACAACAATTTTGGGTGAAAAAAACGCCCACACAGGGCGCCATCGGAATCCGATATAAAAGCAAACTAAATAATTAGTGAGGTCGCACTCACGAAAAGGATTATGCGACTGTTAAAAGCAATATTAGTTAAACGGAACCATATCATCTAAGGGTTTCATTGATTTTAATCAAGTTTATCACTATCGATGACACCAGTGGAAAAACCGCCAGAAATTTAAGGGGAT